ACTGCGGGGAGGCGGACTGCCCGGTGCCGAAGGTGCGGCGGCGCGGGCTGGTGGAGCGCGCCGTCCAGGCGCTGCGGGCGGCGGTGAAGAGAGGGCGGCGGTGAGCGATCCATCTGAGCGAACCCAGGCGCAGGGGCCGTCTGCCGTCGTAGTGGACCTGCCAACCGCCATGGCGGCCATCGCTGACCTGCTGGCCGAGACACTGGACTTCGATGGCAAGTGGTCGCCGGGGCTGGACGCTGCTCGAGCGAAGGGACGGGAACTTCTGAGGGAATGGAGCGCGAAGCGATGAGCAGCATCGACGTAGCGAAAGAATTCCGGTCGCAGGAAGAGTTTCACGTCACCGCCTCGAAGGGCTGGCTGATCCGGGAGGTGCGGCAGCATGGGGCGAAGGCGGTCATCGGCCGCGATCTGCCCACGGAGGAAGCGGTCACGCTGATCCAGCGCGACCCGCGCCAGAGCTTCCCGATCGGCACCTCTGACAGGTGCGACAACCACGACGGCTTCGGGAACTGCCTCGGCCACCCCGTCACGCGCAGCAAGCCGGAGCGGTGCTCATGCTCGGAGAGCCTCGTCTTGCGCGAGGAACTCGCCAGCGCGGCGGCGCACGTCGCCACGCTGCTGGTGTCGGTGGATCTCCGCGATCGCGAATCTGCCCGCGTGTGGCTCGCGACGCACAAGGAGCGGCTCCCATGACGGCGCCCGCGTGTCGGGACTGTGGAGGCTCAGGCGCCGACTACGTCGGCGCGGGCCGGCGCATCAACTGCGAGCGGTGCCAGGGCGCGGGTGTCGAGACGTGCGGCGAATGCCCCGTCGGCGCGCCCCCCGCCCGCGTGGTCACCACCTACTCGGACACGTGCGCGGATGGCACTCCCTACGAGTCCCAGGTGTGCGCCGCGTGCGCGCGCCGGCTGTGCGGCCTGATCGAGACGCCGTCTCCCTGCCGGTCATGCAACTACGTCCCGGTGGTGCCGGGGTGGGGGTACCTCGAAAGCGCGACCGGGCCCGGCGCCGACTGCGTCCACCTGACCGGCGAGCGCGAGTGCCCGTCGTGTTCCGAGCGGTGGTACCAGGACGGGTTTCAGAGCACCCACGACTACGAGCTTGTCGGCGACCCGCCGCGGTACGTGGGCGGCCCGGCGAAGGAACTGTGCCCGGCCTGCGTCGCTGCCGAGGAGGCGGAGGCGACCGCGGGCGAGCCGCGCGTCACCCAGATCTACCTGCAGAGCGAGCCGCCGCGCGCGGCTGACGCGCTGGCCGTGGTGCTGGCCATGTTCGCCTGCCCCCTGGCGGACGATCAGTACCGGGCGCTGGTCACGTACGACGCGCGGGGAGGCCGGGCGTGAGAAGGCAGTGCGCCAGGTGCCCCTGGAAAAAGGGCGTCGACCCGCGCGACATCCCTGGCGAGTATTGCGAGGCGAAACACGCGGCGCTGAAGGACACCATCGCGACGCCGGGAACGATGGCGATCGCGGAGGGCCTGCGCGGTGGAGCGCTGCGCATGATGGCGTGCCACGAGACGCCGCCCGGCAGGGAACTCGCGTGCGTCGGGTGGCTCGTGAACCAGCTCGGCCCCGGCAACAACATCGGCTTGCGGCTGCGGGTGATGACCGGTGCGCTCGACGCTGACGTCGAGACGGTCGGGCCGCAGCATGCGCAGTTCGAAGACACCCTGCCGAAGCCCCGAAGGGCGGCCAGATCATGACGCCCGCCCTGAAAATCGCCTTCGTCGTCGGCGAGCTCGCCGCCCTCGTCCTTGGCCTGATGTTGCGCCCGGTGCTGGCCGACCTACTGGCCGAACTGCGCTGGCGGAGGCAATGGCGCTCCTGCAGCCGGCGCATGCGCGAGGCCTTGCGGACGACCAGCGGCATCCCCGAGAGGAGGCGAGATGGGAACTGAACTGCAGACCGACAACCGCGCCCGGGCGCGCGCCTTCTTCGAGCGCCTGGCCGACGAGGAGTCCGCGGCTGTCCTGGTCGAGGCGCTGGTGGAGATGCTGAACGCCGCCGAGCGGCGGGGAACGGCAGAGGACGAACGCCGCCCGCTTGCCACCGATTCGTATGCCAATGGGCTCACGCGCGACGTCGTCCGCGAGTACCTGCGAGGCCACCTGCAGGCGGTCAAGGGCAAGCCGGGCGTGCTGGGGCTGGCGCCGTACGCGCTGGAGGGAATCGTCGAGGGGATCACGCGGGCGGTGCTGACGGCACTCGACGACTTCAACCGGCGGGCCAGCGAAGAGACGGATCCGATCCGGCCGGCGGCAACGGAGGGCGGCGGATCATGACCACCGCAGCATCCGCGCGGCCGCGCAGCATCGCAGACGTGTTTCCCGAGGTCTGCACCGCTCCCGTGGGCGGCGTAACCCAGGCGAGCACTGGATGCTGCGGGATCGCCCTGCAGCACGCGGTTATCGCTCTGCGCGGGAACGCGGTGTTCCTGTGGTTCGATGCCCACGGCAACCAGGTGGCGGTGTGCCCATGTGGGCATGAACTGCCGGACCCGCGACGGTGGCGGCCATGAACGTCGAGGTCATCACCAAGAGCCGCCTGGCGTCCTTCTCGACGTGTCAGCGGCTCCATGACCTGACGTACAACAAGGGCTATCGCTCAATCCTGCCGCGCGAGCTGGCAGAGTGGGGGACGCTCTTTCACGCCGGCCTGGACGCCTGGTGGTCGACATACATCGGCACGACGCCGGAAGCGCCGCCGCTCGGGGGGATGGCTCTGGCCAATGCCCTGGCCGCGTTCGCGACGATGCGGGCGTCGTCTCCCGCCCTCGACGACACGGCGTTTGCGAAGGCCGAGATCATGATGGCCGCCTACGACGCTCGCTGGGCGCCGACGATGGACGAGTGGGAGGTGCTGGGGGTCGAGGTGGAATTTGTGACCACCGTTCCGGGGCGGAAGCGCCTGCGCGTCGCCGGCAAGCTGGACAAGCTCCTGCGCCGACGCGCCACGGGGGAAATCTTCTATGGCGAGCACAAGACGACGGGGGCGGACCTGTCGGCCGGGTCGACGTACTGGCAGCGACTTCGCATGGACTCGCAGGTGTCGATCTACTTCGGCGGGTGCCGCGAGCTCGGACACGAGCCGGCGGGGTGCCTCTACGACGTCATCGACCGGCCCGCGCAAAAGCTGCTGAAGGCCACGCCCGTCGAGCAGCGTAAGTACACCAAGGCCACGGCCAAGGAGCCGAGTCGGCTTTACTCGAACCAGCGAGAGAACGACGAGACGGTCGATGAGTTCAGGAAGCGGGTCGGCGCCATGATCGCCGAGAACCCCGATGCCTACTTCGCCCGGGCCGAGGTCGTCCGGCTCGAAAGCGAATTGGAAGAGTCGGCGCGGGACGTCGAAGCGGTGGCCTTGCAAATCCGAGCATCCGCGAGCGCCGACCACGCGCCGCGGAACCCCAATGCCTGCTTTTTGTACAACCGGCCCTGCGAGTTCCTGGACGCCTGCAGCGGCCTCGCTTCGCTCGACGACGAGACCAAGTTCACGCGGATCGCGAACGTCCACCCGGAATTGTCCCTGGTCGGATGAAGCCCCGAAACCCACGAAAGAGGAGTGGAACCATGCCCGCAGCAGCACAGTCCCAGCCGCAACCCCAACCGCCCGCCCGAGTTAGCCGCCTGGCGAAGGTCCAACGTGGCCGCCTTCGTCTGCCGCCCAGGATCGTGATCTACGGCCCCGAGGGCGTCGGAAAGACGACGCTGGCCGCGGCAGCCCCGGCGGTCATCATGGCCGACATCGAGGACGGGTCGGCCAACATGGAGGTCGCCCGGTACCCATTTCGCGACGACGCGCAGGGGCACGTCCCGCGTACCTACGCAGAGTTCTTGTCGGCCATCGACGACCTGATCGTTTCGCCACACGACTACAAGACGTTCGTCATCGATTCCGTCGATCGGCTGGAGTCGCTGATATGGAAGCACATGCTGGAGCGCGACAGCGTGTCGTCGGCTCGGAACCCGAAGGCCGTTCCCCTGGAGTCCATCGAGGACTACGGGTTCGGCAAGGGCTACAACCAGGCCGTCGAGGAATGGCGCGCTCTCGCCGCGCGGCTGGATCGCCTGCGGTACGCCCGTCAGATGGGCATCGTCCTCGTCGGGCACGCACAGGTGCGGACGTTCAAGAACCCCGAGGGCGAGGACTACGACCGCTACCAGCT